CGTTTATTGAGATGGGAGCCCATCCTGCCGAAGTGAAGAAGAGCATCGCTCCTCCTCCAGTTGCGTTCACTTGTACTTGGGTGAATCCAGAGGGAGTTGTAGGAACGATGTAGAAGCTCCCACTGACACTGATTACGATCTTCACTTGGCCAGGCACTCCATCTGCCAGTGAGTAGGAGGGAGCAGAGATTGCTGTGATCTCAGTTATCAGGGTATCAAGACTTATTACGGTCGTTGCCCCTGGCGCTGATTCATCAATCAATTGCCTCGTCCCTACTATCACTGGTAGAAGAGCCACTGGAGAACCTGAGAAGTCCACTGTCTTTAATGTATTGAGCCCATTCTCCTCGATTCCTGGGAGCCAGTTTTCGATATTTTGAGAAGCGCTCATACATTAAAGCTAGGCTGGATTCGCCGCAGTGATACCGGCGATGTTGAAGTTCCCCGCCCAATCGTCTACCGTAGCCCCCACCTTGTAGAGTGAAGAGCTGTAGGTTCCGCCAAGGAAGTTCCCATGGACGCCGTTAGCGCCTGAGGATGTACCTGAGAGGTCAAGAGCAAGTGTCGTTACTGCACCAAGAGCACCTGCGGCCGTAATACCCTCGATGAGGAAGTGATTCCCTTGCACGAGGCATACGCGACCATTGATGTTCACGGCAGTCACACATGAGCTGAACTTGTTCCCGATAATCTGCCAATCAGAATACGAGAGGCCACCCGCTTCGACTCCGAGAATAGCAGCACCGTTTGTTGCGGTGTTGAAGTACTCGAAATCGTTGTTGATGATTCTCACGTTATCACTGTTGCATACAGGAGAGTAGATAGCGTTGTAGCTACCTGTTTGGCCTTGGAAGCGGCAATCGTGGATGTATGCGTAGTTCGAGTTGCTCAGTTTGATCGAAGCAGTCGCGACATTCGCAGTATACACAGGAGCCAAGAAGTAGAATCCTGCGATCTCTACTCCTGTTGCACCAGGGGTAATGGTGTAGGTGTCCGTTGCCGAAGTCCAGATCACCGGCTTCTTGGTAGTAGAAGCTGCGAGGATGCGCAGATTGCTCTGTGTGCTCGCTACAACTACAGCCTCAGTGTATGTTCCTGGACCTACTACGACAGCGCCAGACTGACCACCTGCGGTCACAGCAGCAAGGTCAGCTGCAACTGCCGCACCGATAGAGGCAAAAGGAGCTGATTGCGAACCGTTACCTGATGTGTCAGAACCGAGAGCAGCGCTCACGTAGAACGTGTTGCTGAAGACGGTGAACGCGCCACCATAGATGTCAGACAAGAGCCATTTTGCACCTTGTGATACCGCTGGGTCGTAGTTTCTAGCTATAAATGTAGGCATAATAGTTAGAGGTTAGTACCCAGTAATTGATGTCAACACACCCTGACGGAATGGAGCAGTACAAATGAGTTGCCCACCCAAAATCATGAAGCCATTGACGACTCCCTGATTGAATGAACGAATCATACCAGTCCATGTGAAGGCATCACCTGGAGCATAGAGGCGGTCTTCGTAGACGTTGCCTTCGATGTCTTTGGCCTTCGGAGTAACAGCTTGCCCTTCGTACCACTTCAATGCGTACCACTCAAGGAACTTGAGGTTGAGCATGTAGAAGTAGCCCGATGGGAACTTCTTGTCGCGTGAGATGCGCATACCATCCCAGATCTGCTCTGAATAGCCAGAAGCTTGCGATGATACTGCTTCCTTACGTCCGAAGTCCATGACATTTCGCTGGAACGGAGTCTGAAGAGCCTCGAAGTATGCCCACGTGGTGTAATCAGTACCGATGAAGTCAGGACTGACTGGACCATCTGAGATCGCATTCCACAGAGTACGAACTTGCAAGAGGCTAATCTTGTTGCCCGTAGCTGCGGTGACAGTCGCGTTGAGGCCTGGGTAGGTCGCACGTGAAAGGCCACCGTAACTGGTGAGGTCAGAGCCGTTATCAACGAGTCCCTTGAGGCCCATAGGAGCCTTACCTCCGAAGGATGAACCATCGCCCTGCAAGAAGTTACCGATGTCATCGGCAGCATCTTGAGAGCGTGATTCCATGAGAACCTTCATGAGGTTCAAGGTCTGCAAGGAGCCGTTGCCCTCTGCTTGGTTGATAGAAAGATCTGAACCTGCGATTGCGACGTTGGTTGCGACGAATGTCGGATAGAACGTCATGTTCACAGAAACAGGTTGCTGAGTCACTGGCAAGAGGTCGAAGCCATTGAAGGCAACTGACGCTGTTCCCTTCTGAAACTTAAGAGGGAAGAGCATTTGAGAACCTTTCCAGCGCTTCGTCTTCTGCATGACCTTGCCGAAGAAGTAGTTGTCACGAAGAACCTGATCGACCCAGTAAGGGGCGAGGTATTGGTTCGTCGTAGTTGTGACGTTAACTGATGGGGGCATAGTAAAGTGCTAATTTAGTTAAATAATTCCCTGTGCTTTAAGCCATGCTTCGCCCGCTTCATCCTTCGTTTTGTGCTCTACCTGAGAGGAAGAACGCGCCATGGAACGATTCCCAATCTCACGCTGACGACTGTTTGGTCGTTCAAGGCGTTCTTGGTAGAGTTCCCACGCTGAAGGGATGTCGGCATACTCTACAATCGCGCCTGAAGAATCCTTTGGGGAAATCTTCGCTACGAAGTCGAGAAAGCCATTACGGACTTCTTTGGATCTCGCCGTTGTGCCTGATAGGTCTACCTGAAAGGTGTCCTCTATCTCCTCAAGCTGAGAGTCAATGAACTGGCCATTGACTTCCACCTCTTGGTCGGCTGTCGCTTGGGCTCGCTGAAACTCTTCAAGAGCTTCCTGTCGTGCACGCGCAGCGGTTCTATCGAGAAGTTGCTGATGGAGTTGCGCGGCCTTGCGGCCATTCTCATCGTCTCCATAGAGGGTGATGAGCGCTTCATCCACTTGTATATCCTTGGTATCTTTGTTGAATCGTTCGTATTCGCTACGAGTCTTCAACTCAGTGGCCAGACGGATATTATCTTCTCGTTCACGCGCAATCTTTTCTTCAAGACGACGAATATGACGATTCTTCAAGTCTGCTGGAAGTTCCTCTTCGCCCTTTGCAGGAGGAGTGGTGATTCCATCAAGGTCTTGGGGGTTGTCATTTAACGGGAAATCCTTGGTAAGTTGGTCAAGAACAGATTCTTCTGGCATAGGTGCTTTTTTATCAAAAGCCGATAATCACAGTCTTTGCACCTTGCCTGGTGAGGGAGATACTATGAAACCCTTGAGCTAGGAGGCTCAAAGGGTTCTATAAAGACAAGCGCCGGCGAGTCCTTACAGAGCCCTGTGAGACTCTAAGACTTTCCGGCGCTTACATAATCAGTATAGCACACTATTTCTTCTTTTCGTGTAGAGCTTTCCCCTTCGCATGTCGAGCTTCGCTCAAAGCGATAGCAATGCCCTGTGCGCGTGATGTGACCTTGGGGCCATGCTTACTACCGCTATGGAGCGTTCCTTCCTTGAACTCGTGCATGACCTTTTTGACTTTGCTGCTACTGCTTGAAAGACCGTGCCCTTCAGGTTCGTGGTCAAAGTCAGTAAAAGTTGGTTTGTATGCCATACTTATTTCATTAACTTTTTAAGAGCTTCTGTCTTGGCGGTAAGCCTATCAGCGACGCGATGGAGAGGGCCACCGCTTTTCTTCTGTGAGTTTGCAAAACGATATACCTTCTCCTTGAAAGATTTGTCGTGCATGATTCTTCCTTTGCTTTGGGCACTCTCCATATGGTACAGAGCGTTTCGATGAGACTTTGAAGGATAATGAGTGATCCCATCTACTGGGTACTCATTGCTGTGGTCGTGTGAGGGGACGGGGTGGCTCATATCAGTTCTTTGTCTTCTTCATCATTATAGCACGACTCTTTGCGTCACTGGAAAGTCTCTTCAGTGCCTTCTTCGAGTGCTTCACCGCAGCAGGAGAGCGCTCCTGCTCATCGTTCTCTGCGTATGTTTCGTGACGTTCCATATTATCCACGATAGTAAGACTGCTTATGACCTTTAGGAGTCGCTGAAGAACGCACCTTGGGATCTTCCCACCCCAGAGGAGATTTTCTTGCGATCTCCCCATGCTTATCAGCTTTTTTGTTTTCAGCAGAAGAGAGTTCCGAAACTCTTTTTGTAAGCAATGCTTTTCTCTTTGCGTCTGTCATACTTAATCAACATTATCCTGGCATTATGTCAAATAAACCATTATTTTTCTTCATCCTCTCACGATCACGCGCACCGAAGTGAGGTGGATCTGCGTGCGAGCTTCTGGTGTTGAACCCACGATTCTCCTCAGGAGTTCCCAGTGGCATACGCTTCTTGGGAGTCTTGCGACCTGCCATTTTTGCGAGATTGAGTGCGAGTGTTTTGATGTCTGCCATAGGGTTATTGATTACGCTCATTAACTGACCAATCGGGATTGTGCATGTCCTTTCTGCCTTCTCCGTAGAAACCTTTATGAGCATCTATTATTCTGCTTTTCTTCTTCCCCTCAAGAGCTTTTGATTTGGCTCTCTTAAACCTTTTCTCTTCGGAGGTCTCTACAAAATGCTCATTTCCGCTACCGTTAGAAACGGCTACTGGCTTCTTCGTACTAGCGTATGTAAGCTTAATCGCCATAGGGAAAGTATATCACATCGGGCCGCCTGCGGGTACTCCTGGCACTGTGGGTTGTTCTGTCTCAGGAGGTTCTGGCGGTGTGCCTGCGGCGGTGCCCGCAGCGGTAGCTTGGGCTCCAAGCTGCTGTGCCTGTGCGTCTACCATTGCTTGCTCTTGCTGAACCTGAGCAAGTTGTTGCGCCAAATCGGGGAAATTGAGTTTAAGGTAGCTGGTTGGGTCGATCTTCCACAAGGTCACCTGACCTGCCACCTCCTTAGGGTTTGGATAGTCGAGAATAGTGAAGAACGTTTGAGGGTCGAGGTTCCCTGCGCCGAAGAGTGTCATTGCTTGATTCACCTCTGACAGATGGTCCTTTGGCTTCATAGAGTCTTCAGCCACCGAGACGATGATTTTACGATTGAAAGCAGCAGAAGAGAACTCTACATACTCCACAGCCTTCTGCATGCCCATGACTGCTGCGAAATGTTGCTCATCGTAGTAGACGTAGTAGAGCTGCACCCACCAGTTGAAGACGTCGCGAGCAACGACTTGCTCAAGGACATCACCAATGCCCCCGCCGATACGGGTGTTGTCGCGCTGCTGATTGAGAACCATGCCTGTTGCCGTCTGGTCTGGTTTAGGCTGCTCTGCTTGAATGCCTGTGATACCCCAAGAAGAACGAAGGTCTTGCTTCGTGTTCTCCAGCTCGTCAAAAGCAGCATTAGGGAATCCTTCAGCAGGGAAACGGACAATGGCCTCTCCTATAGGACGGCCCGAAGGAACAAGAATACCATGTCCTTTTTCAGGTCCCGCAAGAGCTTGTTTGGCTGTCTGTTGAGTGAAGTTATCCTCACTGAAGGCGACGAAGTTATTTTGATGACTGAGGTTGGTGTCAATCTGCATCGTGCGCTTCGGGCGTCGGTTCTGGTTTGGAATGTTCGGCTCAATGTTTCCAGTGAGGTCGTAGTGCTCTTCACCAAGAGATTACACTGAGAGGAAAGTGTAGGGCTTCAGGGGCTTGGCAAAGTGGTTGACTCCTGAAATATTCGCTGGGAGTGGCCCCGTTAGCCCCTGTGGAGCTTCTTCATAGTTGAAGTGAGGGTTTTTTGATTTGTCGAGCACGATGCTCTTGTATGTGCAAAAGGTGTAGTCATCATTCCACCACTCAGTATAGGTGCACATGGTTCCCATCTTTTCACCAACAGAGAGGATGATCTCCGCTTTCTTCTTTGGGAACAGCTCAGTAAGTCGGTCAGCTGTCACATCAATTCTTTCTCCAAGATATGAGCTGAAGTGACCAAACTGATCCACAAAGCCATCAGGATCAAAGATGAAGTTCTTGGCTCCGCGCACGTCGGTAACGATTTCGTTAGTCTCAGCATCCCATCCATGCTTCAAAACTCCAAGTTGGTCGATTGACCACTTACGTGTTTGGAGCATGAGGAGACGTCTCAGCATCAACTGGTCTGCATGATACTCAAGCATCGTGCGCACGTCGCCGGCAAGCTTGTTTCCTTCTGGGGTGTTGTCACAATACACCACAGGAGAAGGGTTCTTCGCGAGTGCTGCTGCATAAAAAGTCTCAGCCGCTTCCCATTGAATGTTTGCGGCCACGGGGTCTTCAGCGACCCATGGTGTTCCTTCTGCCTGTGCGCCTTTGTAATAGGACTTGTTCTTCTTCTGCTTTGGCGTGATATTTGCCTCGTACCCCACATAGCGAGATTCCCACTTGTCGCGGAGAGAAAGAAGATCCGCATCTGCCATTGGCAAGTCGAGTAGATCAAGCTTCTCACTCGCTGGTCCTTCATTGTCTTCGAGCACGCCTTCAGGAACCTTGTTGAGGCCTGAGGTGACGAGCTGTCGCACGCCCTCCACATTCTGTGAAATAGGATCCATGTATGATAGGTGCGGCGCTTACTGAAAGTATATCACACTGTTCTTCTTGTTCGTAAAATCGTTTTACCTTCCTTCGTAACATTCTAAAAGGGGTGTAGGTCCACCCGCTATGCATCCATTTCTTCTCTAGTTTCATACGACACCATGCCTCAAACTCGTCGGCTGGCTGGTAGGTGGTGAGCCTAGGCCCATTGTTTGCATTGAGGCTGCCTTTTGGAGCATGGGGGATCCTTTCGCGCGGCCTTCGCTCCACTTGGTTCGGTCGCTTTAGATGATGCACTGGGCATTCCAGCCTCTGGCAGTGGGATTTGAACCCACATACCCCCATCTCATTTTACTACAGATTAACCGTGTTGCGAAAGGCCTCTATTGGGATCCCTCCTTCACTCGCCAAGTATCCTCGTGGAAGTTCCTCAAATCCCTGTGGAGCAGTAGTCTTCGCCAGAGCCCCTATGTTCCTCGTAAGGCCTACCATCGTATAGAGGAGAGCATGTGCGTAGTGGTCGGGCCCATTGCGCTTCCACACATACTCATTGCCATAGAGAGAGCGATCGTCCTTGTCCTTGACCTCTTTGACCATTATCTTCTCGCGGTAGATGTTACCGAAGTGCTCAGCGAACTCTGCCCAGTCGTCCTTTGTGCCATTGAAGCGGATACGTCCAATGTCCCTGAGCTGCCCGACCATTAAGGTCATCATGCGGTTACGATCAACGACCACCTCCCCGTATTTGTCATCTTCTCCCCAGTTGATGATCTCCTTCGTCTTCTTGTCCTTGCGATAGTAGCAGATGAATACGCGCCCTGGATAGCGCTCCATAAGCTCACGCTGAGGTGTGAGGTCTCCTCCTTGGTCTGAGATGATTATGCTGCGTGGGAAGCGTCTGAGTAAGCCTTCAAGAAAGCTCCAGTTGTCACATGTGCCATAGTTAAATATGCCCTGCTGATTGCCAAGGCAGTAATGGATAGGAAGCCCTGGGTCTACACCAATGATGATTCCTGGCCCTTGGTCATTGACTTCAGGCACACAGTTACGCAGCACAGTCGCAGGGTCAATCTTATCGTCTGAGTCCATGTAAGGCAGTCCTAGCACATAATTGTAAAAGTACTGTTTGTCCTTGAGAGGATCATTGAAGGCAGTGATAATGTCCTTTGCGCTCTTGTTGAAGAGCATGAGCTGTGAGACATGCCATCCGGAGAACTGATACGGGCCTACAATTTCTCCTTCCCAGGGTACACCATCTTGATTTTTCCACCTGCCTTCAATCCGCACGCGATCTTCGAGAACATGTGCACAATGCTTACAAACATATGAATGGGTATTCATATTTATGCTGTCTGGCCATGAGAGAGTCTGCTCAGCGCGGCACGCATTACACTTGATATACCACTCTTTCTTATCACTTTGTTGCCAGTATATGTCTACACCATGGCCTGTGAGGGAAGGGTGTGAGAAGTACCAGCGCCACTTCATGGATTCATCCTCTTGAGCTTCAAGACGTGTCTCATAAAGAGTGAGGACTCCTTGGTCACTGTTGTCCACCTCATCATGGATATTGAGTGATGATGGCACCATCGTTGCTTGCTTTGGAGAGAATGTACCACGATAGCGTATGAGGTTCTGTCCCACTGATTTCTGTTCAACAGTGTCATGGTCTTTTACCCATTCACGCAGGATAGGATTTTGCGTGATGATACGGTTCACCGACCCTCCTACAATATCATTCACGTCTGTCGCCGTTGGTA